GACCCGACTTTGTTTCATGTAAATGTAATGGAATTTAATGGCGTGGCGCAAACGGGCAATGATGTTGGGGGCGATGTAGATTCTGTTTTAACATTGTTACAGGCATTCGATACGCCAGCAGAAGCGAAGGCTTTGTTTTGGGGATGGCAAATGTCTGATTTGTCGGGCGCTCCGCCTTATAATGCTTACGCTTATGAAGTGCCAAACTATTTGTATATGGCATGGCGTAATATGTACGTGTCGGATAATAATAACAAAGAGGTTCGTGTTATGAAGAATAATGGAACGGATGTAGCTTTTGAAGCCGACTACGATACTGTAAGTAATGTATTCACAAGACAGGCATACGGAGCGGAGGATTAATGTCAGAAGGAACTATAGCAGCACAATCCGGTCTAACAGCCTCAATGTTGGCCGGGAAGAAACCTACGCCACCGACATTTACAGGTACACCGACAGCATTGGATATTAAGCTTTTGCCTAAAGTGTTATCAATAATAGAGAAAGTTGGCAAGGAGGCGGTGTTTAGCATTTATTCGGAGGAATATGATCCTACAACGGGCGAGAATGTGCAGGGCTCGGCTTGGGTTTTCACCGAAAAGATTATACCTCCTTACCCCTATGAAAGCAAGTTGGTAGATGGTGACTTAATCAGGGATGGTGATATGAGGTCGGGTATTGCCGGAAGCGGGATTGAGTTTACACCAAAAGAAGGAATTATCGTAGAATTCGACTCGCAAATTTGGAAGATAGTTAAAGTAAATTCGATTTACAGCGGTGAAAGAGTAGCGTTATATGAACTACAGTTAAGGAAGTAAAGATGTGCAAAAAGGGCTGTAGAAAAGGCAAAAAACGTAAAAGGAAAAAATAACAAATTGAAATGTGTGAATGGGGAAATACAGAGCTGATTAGAGTGAGAATTCCGAAAGACCTTAGCTGTTCGGGCAGGGCGAAATGGAAACGGATGAAGATAGATGCGTGCATCGCGCCCATAGTAAAGGCGCTTCAGGAGGGTGGGATAAATATGAGAAGCTCCTGCTGCGGGCACGGCAAGCGTATGGGGAGGATTGCATTAGAGGATGGAAGAATACTTTTAATTAAAAAATTAAAAGATAAAAAAAATGAGCCGAGAAATAGAACAATTCAATAGAGAAATTGACGAGTTTGCAAAGTCTATACCGAATGAGGCAATAACAATGCAGAGAAAAATTGTTCTCGAAGCATTGAGACGCTTGGTAATGAAAACGCCCGTGGAGACTGGCCGGGCCAGAGGGGGCTGGCAAGCAACCATAGGTTCGCAGGCAAAGGGTCAAATAGATACGCTTGATAAAGATGGACTCGAAACAATAACGAGGGGGCTTGCTGCCCTTAGCAGTTTGAAACCATATCAAGTTGTATGGATTACCAATAATGTTGACTACATTGAATTCTTAGAAACAGGCAGTAGTAAGCAGGCCCCGGCGGGAATGCTGGTTATAACTGTCGAGGAGCTAAGGACAATGTTTAAGCTTAAAAAGGCCGGGTAAAAAATGACCTTCGAAGCATTAGCAAATATAATTCGGTCAAGGTTCAAAACGCAAATCGCTGATGTACTTTCCCTGTTTACGCAGTATGACAATCAGAAGGCCGATAACCCGGACAATGAAATTTGGTGTCGGTTAACAATTGGCTTTGGCGAATCGACACAGGTTGCTAACGGGGGCGTTGGTAATAATACATTTAGAACGCCGGGCGTTATGACAGCTCAGATATTTGCCCCTATGGGAATGGGAGAAAAAGGAAGTTATGTAATAGCGGATGCGATAAAGACTGCTTTTCGGTGTGTTACCGATAGTGGTGTAGTTTTTAGAACCCCGTCAATTCAACGCATAGGACGTGTTGAAAATAGTTGGCAGGTAAATGTGAATTGCCCGTTCCATGCGGATGATATTGGATAGGAAAGGAGTAAATAAAAATGAGTGACACAGACAGGATGCAATTATCGTTTGTTGAGGAATCTACTTTCGGAGATAAGGTTACAATAAGCAATCTAAAGGTTCTGCGATGGACAAGTGAATCATTGCATCAAGAAAGCGACCATACCTCAAGTGGTGAAATCCGAAATGACCGGCAGATTGCAGATGTAATGCGCAACAGAGTTAAGGCTGCGGGTAATATCGGGATAGAAATGAGCTACGAGGCTCATGACGATTTTATACTGGCGGCTTTAATGGCCTCCGCTTGGTCAGGTCTGGTAACTGTTGGCCCGGCTATTACCATAAGCGCAGCAAATTCAGATAATTCTTTTAATGACTCTGGTAGTGGCCTTGGGACATTAGTTGCTAATCAATGGATTAGGGCGTCGGGGTTTACTACGGCAGCCAACAATGGCTATTTTAAGATTGTTTCAAAAACGGCTGATAAGATTGTTGTTTCGGGCGGAACGCTTACGGATGAGGCAGCGGGCGGTTCGGTAACAATCAAGATGGGGCCTCAAATTGTAAATGGCACAACCTTCCCATCGTTCAATATCGAAAAGAGCTATACAGATTTAAGTAATGAGCTTGCTATTCTAACCGGCATGTGTGTTGACCAAATGAGTTTGAATATTTCGGCGGGCGAGCCTATTACCGGGGGCTTTACTTTCATCGGCAGTAAAGAGGAATCGCTAACAGCATCAGCCGGGACCGGCTATGATGCAGCATCAACAAATAAGATTATGACAGCAGTCGATGATATAGAAAATATACTTGAGAATCAGGCGGATTACAGCATTACCTCATTCACTATGCAGCTTGCTAATAATCTGCGAGAAAGAATACAGGTAGGAACGCCAGCTACTGTAAGCGTTGGAACCGGGGCTTTGAATATTACCGGGACAGTGCAGGCATACTTCGAAAGCAAAACCGTAATGGATAAATTCCTAAATCAAACCGTTTCGTCCATTGCCCTTGTGATGGAGGACCAAGACGGTAATGCTTATATTATCGACCTACCACAGGTCAAGTACACGACGGGTCAGCGAAACGCAGGCGGGCAAAGTCAGGATATAATCGCCGATTTAGGATTTACTGCTTATCTGGACCCGACCGAGCTAATAACTATCAGAATCGCAAAGTTTGCTGCGTAATTAGGTGCGCAAATATGCGCAAAAATATGCGCAAGTAGATAAGAAGAAAAATTCGCAAGTGGATTGTCGGTCTTTTAGTAGAGGATATTCGACAATACGGAATAAGTCGTGAGGAAATAAAAAAAATAACACAAGTAAGGGAATTTCACAATGGCAAAGATTAGTGACGTAATGGCGGACATGGATAAGGTCGAAAATGGGACATGGCAAAACTATTCTGCCGGGATACAGCTACTTATCGCCAATATCAACAATTCGGAATACAAAAAAGAGCGGAGCAAAATATTGAAGCCATACCTTAGAAGGCTGCGCACAAATGCTATAAGTGCCGATGATATTTTGGAGCTCCTAAAGCCAGCAGCAGCCAAATATCTTTTGAAGGATTGGCGAAACATTGAGGATGATGATGGTACTGCAATCCCTTACAGCCCGGAGAAAGCATTGGAGTTTTTCAAAAATCCTGCACTTAATGATTTCTTTAATTTCGTAATGGAAGTCGCGGGAGAGAATGAATTTTTTAGCCAAAGTCTGCTTCAAGATTCGGCAAAAAACTAATTGAGTGCCTGCGCTGGCAGTTAAAATACGGGGGCATAGAAAAAACGCTTGAGGCCAGAGCAGCAAAAGGTAAAAAGACAGAAGCGCTGGATAATCGACCAGAGTTATTTGAGGACTTAGCAGAAGTATGGCGGGCATTCAGCGAATTGAGCATATCACGACAAAGCGGATTCGGGCCTTGCCCCATATCAGTAAAAGACATAATGGCTTGGGTTGAACTACATGATATTGAGGAAAGAGTAGAATTTTATGAATTGATAACTGCGATGGATACCGAATGGCTTAATTGGGCCGGAGAAAAGCTAAAACAAAAAGGAAATAAATAAATGGCAACATTAGCCTTGGCAATAGATGCAAGGAACTTAATACACAATGCTAAGCAGGCGGAGAATGCGCTTGTAAGTGTAAAACGCTCAGCCGAAAAAACTTTCTATGGAGTTAAATCGGCAGTAAATATAGCACTTGGCCCGCTCAAGGCAGTTATTGCTATTACCGCTACTTTGAAAGCCTCAATGATTGCATTAGGCATGGCCTCAATTGGCGCGGCGGGTGATTATGAAATGTTCCGGCAACAAC